ATCACTTGCAATTACATTATAAGGGAAATTTTCTTTGAAAAATTTAATAAAAAATGTATTTCCACTATGTTCAGTAATATAATCCTTTTCCAAAACATATTGACCATTTATAAATATATCAAACCTAGCATGTTCCTTACGAAAAGGCCTTAAAAATAATTTTAAATCCTTCATTTTTACATTATCTAGTTTCCATATATAATATGTTGGATGTTCTAAATCATGTGCAACCAATTTATACTCATCTGGTTCATGTACTTGTGCCAATATGTTTACTAAATCTTTAATTGCCATTTTATTTTTCTATAAATTTACCAGTTACACCAAATTCATCTGTATTTTCTAAAATATATCCCAAATCAGTTTGAGTTGACTGTAAATCATCAGGATATGAACCACCAACTGAAAGTGAACCTGTTGAAAAATTAAACTCTATTTCACTACTACCATAAGAACCTGTATATGAATATTTATGATGTGGTATGAATACTCCATTTATATATACCCTAAACCAATCATTAGTATCAAATACACCATTTAATTCTGGTGGTAATTTTGGTAATTCTACATTTGATAATTTAATTGTATCAGCATCTACAAAAGTTGCTTGATGTGAACCACGAATTGACATAAAATCAATTATATCAGAATATTCATTGTATAATCTCTTTTCTACGGTTGAGTTGGTTACACCACCTTGATTTAATCCTGTTAAATCAGTTTCAGTACCCCAAACTACTTTTTTAGGAGATATAGATTTTTTATGTGTACTTTGATTGTTAAATTGTTCGGGTAAAAGGTAAGCATTTACCACCATAGTGAAGTTTGTTCTAACAATTCGTTGAGAACCTTCACTTATTTCTGTTGTATTATCAAATGAATCTATTTTTGTTCTAAATTTGAATCCACCCTTATCTCCCCAATACTCATCTGTTGCATATTGAAAGGCTTCAACGATTTTATTCATATGTTCGGTAAAATCTGTCCAAATTATAACCTCATATGTTATACTAACATAATCAGGTATAATAATATCAAATAATTCAACAGGTTTTTGTGTTCCAGTCATTGCTGAGAACTTATCGTACTTATGTTTTTTAGAATATCTTGATACTGATGGGTATGAAACGTGTCTATTCATTGTATTTGATAAACTATCGTTTCTTTCAATAGAATTTCTCTTAAACATTACAAGAGGGATTTGTAATACTCCTTTTTTATCTCTTAAATACCCATCTTTTTGAACAGATTTCCATCTTTCAGGATTTCCATACACAACAGGTATCTTTTGTTTCTCTTGGAAGATTTCAACAGTAGGTAATACAGTATCTATCATGTGTTCGGCAATTGCCATATCCACATCATATAATTTTACACCCTTACCCTTTTCAATACTTTCTTTTTTGTATTGGAGTGCTCTGTTTGGTTTTATATTTTTTAAAGGGTCGATTGCCATTAGTGATATACCCTTTCATCTATTTGAATTTGACTTCTTCTTACCATAAATCCTACACCTATGAGTGTATTGTTAGAATTTTGGAATGTATTTGTTTCTTTATCATAAATTTGAGGTTGTCCACCAATTCTTTGGTTTTCTCGTATGTTATCCATTTCATAATAGATACCATCAAACAATATTACATCACCAATCTCAGGATATCCAACTGTTAAGTTTTGTATTGCTTCTGTTGGTATTAATGTACCATTTACATCTCTAATTTTAGGTACAGCGAATGAAGTTTCTCTTATACGTTCTCTATTGAACCTAAATTCAACTGCTTGTTGTTTATCTGCACCAAATCCTTCGTAAACTACATTCATTGGTTCTCTATCTACAATCGCCATGATAGTAGAAGGTGCTCTCCACACTTTACCAAGAGATTCACCATATAAATTAGTTTTAGTTTCACCCACAGATACCTTGAACAAGGTTACTGCTTGCTCTACTACATAATCTACCACTTCTTCTGAAATAGTTTTTATGAAATCCAAATCTTTAGCATTAAAAAACTTCGGCATAACGTTATCCTATATAAATTGCTAATGGAACTTTATTAATGATTGTTTGTTGTTGGTCAACCATTGCTGCTTCGTTCTCCATTCTTACTTTTTTACTTACTTCATTAAGATTTTCTCTTAATTGTTCTATAAGAGAATCTTTTTCACTTTGTGCTTCAGCTCTAAGTGATGCACCATCCAAAGAAACTTCCGAACCTGGTATTGGAACAGTAGAATATTTTTCTCTAACTGCACCCAACATCTCTTTTGCCAAAGCGAGTGTATATTTTCTAATCCATTGTTTACCAACATCATTGATTTTAATATATTGTGCAAAGTTGTATCCTATATTTGAGTAATCTGATACTACATTTGGAAGTACAATAGTATTTCCCTCTCTAACATCTTTTACTACTTGATATTCAAAATAAAGTTTGTAGTTTGAAGTTGGTTTTGGTAAAATGGTTATTTTATTGTTTACTATATTGAATGAATGTGCAGATTTTCTGATTTGGTCATTAAATTCAATCTGTTGAATTCTTAACATATCTTCATAAAGTGGCATCAAAATAAATTGTGCAGCTGGAGAGAATGAACCAAACCCAAATTCATCAACTAAGTTAAGTGTTCCTTGTCCACTAACTGAATATGGGTCAAAGAATCTGTTAATTGCAGGAGTTGTTTCGTAAAATACCTTAGTAATATCAATTCGTTCACTACTTTCGGATACATTACCCCATAAAGTTTGTAAATCATATTGTTGTGAACCTGTGTTTATATCAATTGAACCTCTTTTAATATCAGCTCTACCACCTACATTTGCAAGATTACCATAACCTTCTGATATTGCTACTGTATTGCTTAATTCCGAACCATTTACTGATTGACCAGTAAAGTTAGAGCCGGTTGAGTGTCCTTCAAGAGAACCTAGATTATTTCTTATATTAAATTGGTTTACTTGTGCAGAATATTCAGATACTGCTTCTTCAAAAACTGCGAAAAAGTTATCTCCTTCTAATTCAACATCTATGATTGGATATCCTAATCTTTTAGCACACCATGATGCAACTTTTGGTGCATCCGATTTAAAGGATGCATCAGAATCATAAATTCCAAATGGGGTAGAGGAACCAGAGGTAAAGCTTGCAGTTCCAGTCCAAATTCTTGCTTGGGACATATTTTTTTCTCCTTACTTATTCAATTATACTCTTATAAATATAAAATAAATAAAAAGGAAGGTATAATATAAAAAAAAAGAGGGGAACTTTCGAACCCCTCTTAATTTAATACACTAGATATTATCTATTATAAAGCATTTAAATCTTTAACGTAGATTTTACCATAGAATTCAGGTCTAACCATTTTCTTAGCGTATCTCGTCATAACTCCTCTTCTTGGAGTGAAGTTAGTCGGGTCATACACTAGAGGTGTCATGATTAATGGTACATACGGTGCATAAACAGCTCCAGTTTCAAGGAAATTACTTCCTTTAAATCCTAACAAGATTTCGTTTGAAGTCATGTAAGGGTTTTTGTAAACTGTATATCTGTTTGATAAAGAACCAACAGTAGTTACACCTGCAGCGAAAGATGAAGCATCTTTATCAGCTGAAACTGCAAATCCTGGAATAGATTCTAAAATTGTACATACATCAGGAGAAGCAACAACGAAGTTAGCTCCACCTCTTAAAGTTAATTGGTGAATCTTGTTAGAAACTTTGTTAAGTTTCGCTCCAAGAGTCTGGAACCAAGAGTTCTTAGTATAAGCAGCTGAATTAGTTCCAGCTATCCATGAAGAACCATTGTACTCTTCACCTAAAGATACTGACCAGTATTCAGTAGTTAAAGCATTAGCTTTTAACATATCAAGGATTTCAAGGTCAATCTCTAATGAGATGTACTCTGATAACATTGAAGTTAATTCAGCTTCAGCATCGATACTGTGGTAAGCATTTAAATCTTGAGCCAATTCAGGTGTCCATACAGCCTTTAGTTTTCTTGTCTTAGCAACAATTGCTTCAGACTTAAGTTCTAAATCAACTTCTGGAATTCCTATATCACTTGCAGGTTCTTGTGGAGAACTATCTTCGAAGTCTCCTCTGTTTGCAGCGATTGGTTGTTGTGAATATTTTACTGAATCTAAAGTTGTTGGGTTTGCAGCACCATCAGCTTTTACGAAAAAGTAAAAGTTAGATGAATCAAAAGACGAATGTGCAGAATACTGAGCAGAAATAACTGTATCAGCAACTACGAATGAACGTACACCATCAACATCAGGTCTAGTAAGTGTTGATTTAGCAACTCCTACTTTTGCAATCTCACCAGCAGCGATTGAAGCTGATAATGATGAATCAAATCCAACATCAGACCATGATGCAGATGCGAATGATGCTACTGCAGCATCTGCTTCTGTTACATCATTTACTGTATATCCAAATCTACCATCTCCGTAAAGACCGTTTACAGCTGAATCAGTTGAACCAAGGTCAGCACCAGTACCACCAAATAGTGATTGTCCGTTAAATGCTGGGTTACCTGCTTGTGCAGTTCCGTACTTAAAATCTAAATAGAATATAAGTCCAGATGGTAAGTTCATTGGTTGAACACTAACGAATTCTTTCGATGCAATTTCACCGAAGATTCTTCTTACTAGAGGAAGGGCTAC